CAGTCGCACGAGTACAGCGGCCCAGTTGCTCGCGCGGCCAAGCAATTTCAATTCTCGTATCAGTGCCCGCCGATCGGATTGATTCCGCCACAGGCGCAGGCCTCGCTCACTGGGCCGTACAAATCTCTGCGCAATTCGAGCGGCAAGGTGGCGATTGTTGTTCACATCAACCAGGGCAATGCCGCGACCGTCACCTTGACCCCGCTGCAGGCACAGAACAGCGCCGGCTTGGGATCCAAAGCGGTCGGCACCAATGCGAGCCCGCCGATCTTCTACAACGCGGCGACAACCGTCTCGGATACGCTGGTCGCGCAGCCTGCGGCGAATAGCTTCACGACGGACGCGACCGTGGCCGATAAGATTGTAGTGTTCGAATTCGATCCTGCGGATGCGTTGGACCTGAACAACGGGTTCAATCACATCGCCCTGCAGATGAACGCCGGCAATGCGGCGAACATCGTCGAGGCGCACATGGAATACCTCGGCCGCTTCCAGCAGCAGGTTCCGCCGGCGTCTGAAGTCTGATCCTGGGTTAGTTGATCAGCCATACGGCCCTCAGAGATGGGGGCCGATTTTTACCGAAAACGAGGAAACTAGCTCATGAGCAGCCTACTTTCACTGCGGTCGCGCAATGCTGCGACCGGCGATGCGCAGTCGGAATATGACGCCGCGACGGGAGAGACCGTCACGCGCTATACGACCGCGATTCTTGATGAGGACTTTTGCGGTCCTGGCCACACGACCATCCCGACGCAGGGAGCGCCGGCGTCAGGCTATGCCTGGGTGCAAAGGATCGTAGGCGCGGCGCCGCCGACCTGTTCGATAGTCGCCAACTATCCGGGCGGCCTGATTCGTCTCGCGCTCGCCGCGACCTCGGAAGCCGAAGAGGCGGATCTGTACGCGAACGACATGCTCAACTGGGACATGACGAAGTCCGCGGTGTGGGAAGCACGCGTATCGAATCACGTGCTGCCGAGCGTTGCCGGCGTTGAATTCGTGTTCGGCCTGCAGAGCGCCTGGGTCTCTGGACCCGACAACGTCAGTTTCTATGCCCAGTTCCAGCAGAACGGCTCGGGCGTGGTCAACATGCGGACCAAGGATGGCGTCAATACGCTGGCAGCTGCAAGCGGCGTTACGATGGTCGTCGACACGTTCCACATATTCCGCATCGACGCATCCGATCCGACCAATGTCGGTTTCTATATCGACAACGTGCAGCAGAATACCCATGGTCAATTCACGTTCGCCGCGGTCGGCGCGAACGCGATCCTGCAGCCCTATTTCTCGGTGTATAAGCCCTCGGGCACCGGCGTTGGGACGATGGACATCGACATGGTGCAAGTAGGGATGAATCGCTCGTAAGCGATAGGAGCGAGTCATGGCAGAAGTCGACAATGTTGCGTGCCAGATTGCCTCTGGCCAGTCGCTATCGGCTGAATGCGATATCGGCAATAAGTCGCTCGTGGGAATCATCGTTCCCGCGAACTGGACGACCGCCGGCATTTCGCTCCAGGCCTCGCCGGATGGCGGCGTAACCTGGTGCGAAGTGTTCACCGCTGCCGGCGCCTACGCGATCGCCAGCCTGACAGGCGGTACGCTGATCTACTATGTGGCAATCGATCCGACGGCGTTGCGCGGGATGTTGTCGCTCAAAGTTCGTTCTGGCACTCAGGCCGCGCCGGTCGCACAGACGAATACCGTGAATTTGACGCTCATTACGCGGCTCGCGTTTTGAAATGCAAAGCCAGACCGCGAGCTATGTCTTATCGACGCTGATCGCAGCGCCTGGGACTTCGGCGCTGGCATCGCTCGCGAACGTCAAGGATGAGCTAAGCATCACGGACGATGATCTAGATGACCGGCTCACGCGCTGGATCAATGAGGAATCCGCATCCATCGCGCGTTACTGCAATCGCGTGTTTGGGCTGGCGACTTGGCAGGATGCATTTCGGCCGCAACACGATGTGCGTGGCGAGGGCGTCCGAGGGGCGAATAATCCGTTGAAGCTGGTCAAGTGGCCGCTGGCGGCCGGCGCGGTGCTTTTCACCGGTAACAATCTGGCGAACAACCTGTACATCACGGGGATTCCATCGACCGCTGGCCTATATCCTGGCATGGCGGTATTCGGGACTGGGCTTCCAGGCACGCAGATCACGCCGACATTCGCATCGGGCGTTCAGCCTGGGACTGTGATAGCGACCGTCAATCCGACGAGCGTATTGCTATCGCTTCCCGTGACCGTGGCCAACGTCGGTGCGTCGTTCACGGCCGGGGTCTCGGTTATTGAGATTGTTGCCAACGTCACGACGCAGCTGATTGCCGGCCAGGACTACGAGATCGAGACCGGATCACTGCAGCCCGGCGATGAAGGTGCGGCGAGGCTGTATCGCTTGAACGATTTAGGACACCCGCGCACCTGGCCATCGGCGCAGATCCTCGTCACCTATCAGGCTGGCTACGCGCTGCCGGATGATGAGTACGGCGCCAACATCGCGACATTGCCGGCAGATCTTCAGAGCGCCTGTGAGCGCCTGGTCGTCTGGCGCAATGCAGCTCGCGGCCGGGATCCCATGCTGCGCGGAAGACAGCAGCCGAGTCTCGGCACGGAACAATATTGGGTCGGAGCGACGCCGGGACAGACCGGCCCATGGCCAAACGACATCATGGGCGTGGTGAACTCGTACAGAGTGCCAGTCGTAGCTTGAAACTCGTCAGCCGAAAGGTTGCTCAAAGCCGTGGGCTGAGTCGTTATTTCAGTGGCATTCTCTGCCGGAACGGTCACAACTGCGAGCGCTATACCAGCAGCGGCGGGTGCGTGCTCTGCACGACGAATGCGATCCGCGCGAATGGGCATGTGAATGTAAGACCCGCGCGCGACGAGATTCCCGCGCAGCGTTGCGCCAGACAAATCACGAACGGTACGGACTGGAGCTGGATGACCGAGGCGCAGATTCAAGCCTGGTACGAGCACGTCAATCGATGCAGGAATGAAATCAGGCCGCTGATTCGTTATCGGCACCACCCACTCAAGGAACGCTGACATGCCGATCGTCAGTCGCGGCGATCGCGAACTCTCGCTACGCTTCGATACTTTCCCAACGCGCGCGCACAAGCGGCTCGAGGATAAGATCAGCGCGTTGACCGAGCAGCTGCAAGCTCGCGTCGAGGCAGCCTCGCCGGTGCTGACCGGGCTTCTTCGCAGCGAAATAACGCCGCGCGATTTTGCGGACAATGTGAACCGTGTCGCCGGCTATGTTTCCGTATTCGCGCACAGCTCGAATGAGTACGCGAAGGCAGCAACATTGGAATATGGATCCAGCAAGCCGCGCCGCGAGTTTCAACGCACATCGAGCGGGATACTCTCGCGCTTTGGCTTAAGACAGCAGCGCATTGTCGCCCGCATCAGCAAGCCAGTGGACATCAAGGCCTTCCGATATCTGCGCGGCCCGCTCGAGCAGATGAGGCCGGAGATTGAGGCTGGCTTGAATGAAGCACTGGCCGAGGCGGCTGCAGAGGAATGAATGATCGCGCTCTGTATCGTCGCCATTCTTGCGCCGCATTTATTTGGCGCCGGCGTTTTGATTTGGCTCAGCTGCCGGCAGTGGTGAAACTATGAGCGGCAGGCCTTCGCGCGAAAGCATCATGAATGCGCTGTTTGCGGCGCTCACTTCATCGGTGCAGGCCTCATTCACGGCCGGCACGCAGGCTGGATCCGAGATACTCACGAATCCCAGCACGACAACCGGCCTGTTCGTTGGCCTGCCGGTATTTGGCGGCAGTATCCCGCGCGGCGCCATCATCACGGGATTGTCGCCGCTCTCAATATCGCTGCCGGCCGGCATCAATGCTGTCGGCGTGCCACTCTCGACCGGCTTCCTGACCTTCGGTCGGCGCCTCATTCATTGGAGCAGCGTCGCCGCGCAGCCTGCGCTGTTTCTTCGCGATGGCGACGAGGAAATTGAGTACACCAACACGGTTTATTCACGCCAGACGCTCAAATGCGAAATCTGGATTTACAGCAACGCTGGCCAGGACCAGAACATCGCGCCGGGCACTGCGCTCAATAATCTGCTCGATGCCGTGCAGAGCGCTTTCTCGTCAGACAGTCCGCTCGAGGCCAGATTCACACTAGGCGGTCTAGTGGAATGGTGCCGCATCGTCGGCAAGATCATGAAAGAACCCGGCGACATGGATGGTCAGGCCATCGCGGTCGCCGATGTCGAAATCACCGTTCCTTAAACTCGGAGAGCTCTTTCCATGTCAAATACCAATGTGGTTCCGCAAGGCCTGTTCGGCCCCGGCATCCTGTTCCTCACGCGAACCGACATTGCGAACGGCACGCCGTACAACGTCGGATTTGTCAATGAGTTCTCCTACGACTTTTCGTTCGACACGAAAGAGCTCTACGGCCAGAACCAGTTTGCATTGCTCGCGGCTCGCGGCACTGCCAAGGCAACCGGCAAGATTAAAGCGGCGACGCTGTCT